GAGCAGTATGCAAAAGATTATCTAGATAAATTTAGAGAAAAACTAAAGAAAAGTAAAAACTCTAGGAGCGCTTTAGATGCAGAATTGCAAAACAGACCTCTAGTGCCTTCAGAAGTATTTCTTACACGTACAGGTAACCTCTTTCCTGTAGCAGATTTACTAACTAGACTATCAGAGCTAGAGTCTACTAATAGAGAACGTAATCACGATTATGTTGGAGATTTATATGTAGATTCTGAAAGTAATAAAATTAAATGGAAACCTAACGCTAAATTAAACCCAATTACAGACTACCCGCTTAGAGGTAGTGATGATTTATCTGGATGTGTAGTTATATATGAAATGCCTTACGAAGATACTGAAGGAAATATACCCTACGGTATGTATTTAGGAGGAACCGATCCATATGATCATGATGACTCTACAACATCTTCGTTAGGATCAACTATTATTTTAAATAAGCTTACTAATAGAATTGTAGCAGAATATACTGGAAGACCAGACACTGCTAATGAATATTATGAAAAAGTAAGAAGATTGCTGCATTTTTACAACGCTAAATGTTTGTATGAAAACGAACGTAAAGGTATGTATCAGTATTTAGAATTTAAAAATCAAACGCATCTTTTATTAGATCAACCTCAGATTATAAAAGACGTGGTTCAAAACAGTAGAGTAAATAGAGGTAAGGGTATGCACATGTCTAAACCTTTAAAAGATTACGGAGAAGAGCTTATTAAAATGTGGTTATTAGAACCGTATGAAGCTGAAGAAGGGCTATTAAACTTACATAAGATTAGAAGTATTGCACTATTAAAAGAGTTAATTGCATATAACGATACAGGAAACTTTGATAGGGCTATGGCATTTATGATGGTTATGTACCATTTACAAGAAGTTAAAAAAATAAAAGTAGACAAAGAAAAGAAGGTTACTACTATATACGATCAAGGATTTTGGAATAAGTCATTATTTTCTAGAAACAAAAAAATGTTTTAGCTATAAAATTTGTTTGTAAAAATATAATTTTACAGATTATTGCTTGGAACATAAATTAAAATTTCTATTTTTGTTTTTTAATTCGCGAATTTTAAAAAATTATTTATATGGCAACAGTAAACGTAACACTTTCTTTATCAAGTTCAGATTTGTTTGCAAAACAAAATCTTAGCTTTACAGAGACAGATGTACTTTCTCCTGCAGGAGATCAGCAATTGATCGGAAGAATTGTAACTTCTGGATCAGGAACAAAAGATAATATAGCTACTAAAGCTCTTGACGGAACAGCAGATAGAGCATACTTATTTTTACATAACACAAGTGAAGGTGTAAACGAATTTGTAGATGTTGGATTATGCAGCGCTCATGGCACAGATTCTGTAGCCGCGGATGTTTTTGCAGTAATAGGGCCAGGAGAATTTTTATTCTTACCTATTTCAACTATGCAAGATATAGATCTTGAAGCAAACACTGGAAATCCAGTAGTTGAGTATATCTTAATGGAAAAAGCAGCATAATCTTAAAAATATAGTAAAATGGCAAACGCAACTTTAAACGTAACATTCAGTATATCTAGTACTGATTTGTTTAGCTCAGTTAACCTATCAAAAACTATTAGTGATGCAGTTACTATTGATGGTGATAATAGACAAGGTCTAACTACAATGGTTCTTAGCAACTCTTACGTAGATATTAACGTAGAAGCACTATCTGGTACATCTCAAGGTACAAAAAAAGCATATGTATATGCTAAAAATACTGACAGTACTGTAGATTTAATCTTTGCAGATGATGGAGATCAAATTTTTGCACAATTATCTCCAGGTGAATTTTTGTTTTACCCTACAACAGATAACACAAAGATCCAGGTTAAATCATCTTCTGGAACACCAACAGTAGAATTCTTATTACTAGAAGTAGCTTAAAAATAATTTATGGCTTACGTAGATTTTCCCAGACAAAAACTGAGTCGAAGAAAAAAGACTCAGAAATGGGGAGAAGAATGTGTGGAATCTGCACTAGGCTTAATTGGATTATACGATCATACAAGACGTAGTTCTCGTTTCAAAAAGAAGCGGAACTACGATTTGTATAACGGAAAGTTCGATAAGAAAGACCTAGAATATGTTACAGATCCTTTAGGGTTAGGCGGTGTTGCAGAATTACCTGCAACACTCCAATACTATGACATTGTATCTCCTATCTTTAATCTTCTTTTTGGTGAAGAAGCTAAACGTAAGTTTAGTTATGTAGTACGCGCAACTAATGAAGACGCTATTACAGGAAAAGAAGTAGAGATGAAAAATGCTGTTGTTGAGATGTTCTCAGGAATGATCAATCAGCATAGAGAAGCTATGCAAGCACAAATGCCAGATGCAACCTCTCAACAAGAGCAAGCAAAGATGGCACAAGAGATTGAGGCTAGTATACCAGACAATCTTAAAAGACTACAACAATACTTTGCTTACGATTTTCAAGACATGAATGAGTCAACAGCTCATAAACTTCTTACTTTCTTAGAAAAAGATTTGAAGCTTGGAGATATGTTTAAAAAAGGGTGGGAAGACGCTCTTATTGCAGGTGAAGAAATATATCATATAGAACAAGTAGCTCAAGAGCCTACAGCTAAACGAGTAAATCCTTTAGAGTTTTATTGCTTACTCCCACATAACTCTGATTATGTAGATGATGCTGATATTATTGTAGAAGATACTTGGATGTCTGTAAATACAGTTATAGATAATTATTACGAAGATCTTACCCCAAAACAAATAGATGAGCTAGAAAGAGAGCAAGGTAATAGAGGCTCTATGGAAAGCAACAGTTTATTAAATTACCCATCTCCTGAAAAACTGTTTATTGAAAACAAAGATGGAGAAGATGCAGGTGATGTATTTAATTACTACGATCAAGACGGTAACATACGTGTTACTAAAGTTACTTGGAAGTCTATGCGTAAAATCGGTAGACTTTCTTATTTTGATGAGCAGGGTATGCCTCAAGAAACAGTAGTTACAGAATCTTATAAAATAGACGAATCTAAAGGTGAGTCTATGGAGTGGATGTGGATCAGTGAATATTGGGAAGGTACTAAATTAGGGGAAAATATATATTTAAACATTCGTCCTAAAAAACAACAGTTCCGTAGAATGGATAATCTTTCTGTATGTAAGTCAGGTTATGTAGGAACTATATATAACGCAAACAACTCTCAGTCTGTATCTCTTATGGACAGGTTAGTTCCTTGGGTATATTTATACATTACTCTTTGGTACAGACTAGAGCTTGCAATATCATCTAATCAAGGTAAAATTGCACTTATTGATTTATCACTAGTTCCTGATGGATGGGAAGTAGAAAAGTGGATGTACTATGCACAATCAATGAAGTTTGGTTTTGTAGATTCATTTAACGAAGGTAAAAAAGGACAATCTACTGGAAAACTTGCTGGTAATATATCTACACAAAATAAAGTGTTAGATATGGAAACTGGTAATTTTATCCAATCACATGTACAGCTTTTAGATTTTGTAGAAATAAAGTACAATCTTTATCTGGAGTAACTAGACAACGTTTAGGAAGTATAACATCTTCTGAGCTTGTAGGTACAACAGAAAGATCTGTAGAGCAATCTTCTCACATTACAGAAAAGTGGTATGACATCCATAACACAACTAAAGTAAGAGTTTTACAATCTTTGTTAGATGTAGCAAAAGATGTGTATGCTGGTAAAACTAAAAAGTTCCAGTATGTAGCAGATGATTTAGCTACAATGACATTTAAACTTATGGGTGATGAATTTGGATATTCTGAATATGGAATATTTGTTTCAAACTCTTCACAAGATTTACAAGCTTTAGAAGCATTAAAATCTCTTACACAAGCAGCTTTACAAAATGATAAAATGTCTATCTCAGATGTTATTAGCGTTTACAACTCAAGTTCAATCGCTGACATCAAAAATAAAATTAAAGCGTCAGAAGCAGAATCTCAACAAAGAGAACAACAGCTTCAACAACAGCAAATGCAAATCCAACAGCAGCAACTACAAATGCAGCAACAAGAAAAAGAAATGCAAATGCAGCTCGACGTCGAAAAAGAAAATAGAGAAGATGCAAGGAATACTCGCGATAACCGCACGAAGCTGGAAATAGCTAAAATGAATGCGGCTACTAAAATGGGAAATTCTTTTAACGATCAAGATACTAACGATAACGGTGTTAGAGATAGTATTGATTTAAGTAAGCTAGATATAGAAAGAGAAAAGCTAGCAGAGACTAAACGTAAAAATAAAGCAGACGAAGATATAAAAAGAGAACAATTAAGAAAAAAGCCAAATTCTAAATAGCGTATAATTTTAAACATTATATTTTAGCTATAGAATCAGTGCTTTAATTGTTTTATGAAGTATTTTAAGTTTGTATATAAGAATTAAGTTTTTATTTTTGTTGACTGATAACTAAATTTTAATTATGGCAATAGGTGATGATGCATTAGAAGGATTGGATTTAAGCGTGTTAGATAGTATCACGGTTAACCCAGAGGAGAATGATGCCAAAAATGCTGTAGGAGGAATTGAAGAAGAACCTTCAATATTTGAACCACAGCTAAAAATTCAGGAGGTAGATGAAATCCCTGAAGCAAAAGAAGAAGTAAAAGTAGAACCTCAAGCAGAGGAAAGCGATGTAAAAGATGAAGACGTCGAATCTAAAACAGAAGATCAAGAGAAGTCTGTTTCTGAAACAACTGAAGAAGTCGAAGCGGAAGAAGAAGATCAAAATGCTTTTAGAGTGTTTGCAGAAATGCAAAGAGAGAAAGGTCTAATTGATTACAACGATGAAGAGTTTGAAGAAAATGATGAGTGGCTTTTAGATAAAGTATCTGAAACTGTAAACAGTAAGGTAGAAGAGTATAAAGATTCTATGCCTGAAGAAATTAAATATTTACTAGATAATTATGAAGCAGGTGTACCTCTTTCTAATCTATTAGATATGCAGAGTCAAGAACAAGCTTACGAATCTATTACGGTAGAAGCATTAGAAAAAAACTCTAACCTACAAAAAAACGTAGTTAAGGATTTATTACTTAAATCAGGATGGTCTGAAGAAAGAGTAAATAAAAAAATCCAACGATATGAAGATACTGGAGTTCTTTTTGAAGAAGCTGAAGAAGCATTGTCCTCTTTAGTAGAAGTTCAAAAACAACAAAAAGAACAATATGTAGAGCAACAAAAACAAGAGCAAGAGCAAAGAATTCAAGCTCATGAGCAATGGCTTACAGATCTAAAAGGTCATATCAGTAAAAAAGAAGAAATTATACCTGGGTTCAATTTGAATCCAAAAGATAAAGATGCTTTGTATAAAGGCATAACTAAATTAGACAAGCAGGGTAAAAACGAAATCA